AATCCTAAAAGGAATAAATGTATGATTGCAATTTTATTTAATTCTTGAATCATACTCTTTTGAATCCTATTGATTGTTCGAGCAAATCTAATATCCTGAAGAGATAGGTTTTTTCCGTCACCAACAGTTTCTTCAAATCCAAGGAAAGCTTTTGGGACACGAAGTGCGGTTAAAAGTTTCTTTTGGATGTATTCAATATCTGCAATCTCAGATAGATTTTGAGCCCCTGCTAAAGTTTCAATCGGAGAGGATTGAGCTGGGTCACGAACTGGAACAAAATAATCTTGGTCAACAGCCATCTGATTAAATCTCATATCCACGTTACCTGTTTTAGAATCGACAACTTGGTCTCTTTTAAATTTATTAGCAAATCTTTGGATATACGGTTCAACATCAGCATCATCCATATTACCAACAAAGACTTTAAAAATCCTTCTTTCAGGGGCCCTTGATGTTCTATAGATTAACATTGCATCCTCAGATAATAATAATTGTTTCCAAATACGTCTTGCCTTTTCAAGCATTGACGTACCATAAGGAAGTCTTCTATCATCTCCAAGTAACCTAAAGTGGGCGATTTCCCAAATATTAAATTCAAGGTCTTTTTGTTTCCACTTAAATCTTGTATGTTTTTTTGTTGGATTAATATCAGGGTCTGAAGATTTAGCTCCCATACCCGCCTCTAATCTTTCAATTTCAATAATTGGAAGTTGCATACATCCAATTATTCCCTTTTCAGGGTCAAGTTTTATATAAACAAAATTGTCACCATACTTACATGTGTTTCTTGTCCACATTGGAAGATTGGTGTTAATATCTAAATTGTTGTTAAATAGGTCAGTTAAAATTGACTTAATTCTTCTTGATTCAGAATATATCTGAAGCATAAATCCGTTTTGGTCTACGGTTGTAGATTCTTCGGCATATATGTCTAATGCTGCTGAAATCTCTGGAGTAAACTCCATTGATTCATAATCATAGAATGAAGATAGTCTTGTAGGCTCATAATAAACAGCTTGGGTATAAAGATTATTTTCAATTTTACCCCATTGATTTGCTAAGTAATAATTTTGCTGAGCTTGTAATTTTTCTCTTTCGTAATCAGATTTTGATTGAGTACGTAAAAGTTCTTTTTTGTCGTATTTGTAGGTAGGGTAATCTTGGCCAAGTAATGAATTGGGTCCAAATGCTTGAGATAACCTTTGCCAAACCGTTAGTTTATTATTTTCCATTTAAAAAAAAATAAGTCTTTAATATAACTAATAAATACTATAACTAATTAATTAGTGTTAATTAGCCATCCTCTAGTATTAATTAGATAGTCTCTATTAATAATTCCTGCCGCGCTTGGGGTTGCAGGTCCATTTGCGCCATCTAAAAATAATTGACCGTCATCAACCGAACTATTATATCTTAAATCGTAGAGTATAAAATCGACGGATGCTTGTGTTAATGGGGTACTCTTAAAAGTTAAATAATATAAAGAAGCTGCCGATGCAAAACTAAGATTCCAGTTTGTCATAGGTAGATTAGCAAGATAAAGTTTTAATAATGAAGATGGTAAATTTCCGTTATTTGGGGCAGTTGAGCTAACAATAAACGGATTTGGAGCACTTAAATTTGTAGTACTTAAAATTAATGTACTTATTGTATTATTTAAACTTAAATTAAGTAATTCACTTAATGGGTTAAATGATAGGTCTAAGGTTGTAGCCCCTGAAACTAAATTTATATCAAAACTTGATAAATTGTTACTTTTAAATGTAACCGTTCTAATTGATGTTGGGAAATTTTTAACCCATGAGTTCAATTTAACTGTATTCAAATTAAATCTTTCCAGAAGTGTTGCACCTGTTAAATCTACATTCCATGTATTAATAACATGTCCGAATGATATCTCAGAACTACCATCAAGAATTCTTAAATTTGTTGGTATGTTACTTGTATAACCTGTTACTAAATTATCTGAGAAAAATAAAGTTTTTAGGGAGTTAGGAAATATTGGTGGTAGATATTTTATTTTATTATTATCAAGTCTAAGTATAGAAAGAGCAGTACATGCAGATACTGTATTAGTAAATGAAGTTATTGACCGATTTCCAAATAGTATTAAACTTGTTAAAACAGTATTGGGTGTCAAATCAATATCAAATGAAGTAAATTCATTTTGACTTAATGACGCACTTGTAGTGGTTGGGGGTAAATTATACGACCATCCATTTAAAAGTGTATTATCTGTAATTTGTAAGGATGTTAGGGATGTTGATGCCGTAAGACCACTAAAAAATGTTAGGCCTGTTAGAATATAGTTATTTTGTATATTAAGAGTCTTTAGCGTCGGACTAAAACTTGTATTAATTGATTTAAGATTAATATTATTTAAGAAAGATATGGTTTCCTGCTGAGTACCACCTGTTAACGGAAAATTAAATTCCTCAATATTCGTACTTGTTATGTTTAACATTTTAAAAATAGACCTATTTGTAAAAGTAGGATTAAACGTAACTTTGGTTGACCCCGTTATAACTTGGAGTTGAAGACTTTGTAAAGTAGCAGGTAATGAGTAATCAAATGAAGGAATAGTTGAATTTGCAACCCTAATAACTGTTACAGCACTAAAGGCACTGAAAGTATATTGATTATTTTCTATTTGAGAAACTCCCTCAAAGCTTAAAGTTTTTATTTTATTTACTGAAGGAACATTTGAAGTTCTAAAATTATCCCCACTTCCGGTAAATACCGTACCTCCATATGTTTTACTATACGTAACGGCAGTATCTGTAGCGGCACTTGGAACGGCATTAATAAACGTACCGTCTCCCCATCTTATATCAAAAGTTGCACCTGTGGAAGAAGTAATTGCTAAATTTGTCGTTCGACCAGCAATGTTTGCAAATTTAAAATAAGGACCAATTAAACTAACTCTACTTGGTGTAACAGTTGGGGTTGGTGTTGTAGTCGGGGTCGTTGTTTGTGTAACAGTTGGGGTAGATGTAATTGTTGGTGTTATTGTTAGTGTTGGGGTCGAGGTCTTAGTCACTGTCGGTGTTATAGTTCTTGTCGGGGTATTTGTTGGAGTTGGGGTAGATGTAATTGTTGGTGTAACAGTATATACAGGAGTTCTTGATGGAGAAGTTGTTGGTGTCGGAGTTGGGAAAAAGTTACATGGTACTGATGGTTCTTGACATGGTCCTACTATAGTTACAGACACATCTGCCGTAATTGCGGTATACTGATTTGGTCTAATACATTCTGAAGCAGCTTCTAAGTATGGGATGTAAATAGCGACAATATTATTTCGACAATCCTTTACTTGTACTTTTTGAGTAACAGAGCCAGTGTTTGTAAATCCATAACAAAAACAATTAGGTGTTGAAGTTGGAGTTGGTGTTGGAGTTGGTGTCTTTGAAGATGTTTGTGTAGGTGTTGGAGTTTTTGTTTGTGTTTGTGTAGGTGTTGGAGTTTTTGTTTGTGTAGGAGTGATTGTTGGTGTAAGACTACTTGTCGGAGTAATTGTTGGTGTAACACTATTTGTCGGAGTAATTGTTGGAGTAACACTATTTGTCGGAGTTACTGTTGGTGTAACAGATTGTGTTGGGGTAACTGAAGGTGTTGGAGCAGGTGTCGATGTTGGTTCAGGTGTTGGTGGAGGGGTTGGCCAAATACCGATAGTATCATTAATATCTTTAATGATATCTTGAAATGGGTTTTTATTTTTTATAACTGTCTTTATACCGTTACCAGGTATAATTTGTTTTGACCCATCAAATTGTCTTTCTGATTTTTCTCTTGGATTTAGTCCCATTATCTCATTCCTCCGAATAACCAATTATACGCCATATAATCATTTTTTGAAGGCTGATTATTGGCTTGTTTATTATCCGAAATATACGGATTAAAAAAATCTGAATGTTTTTTATTACTTGTTGAAACTTGCCAAGATTCAAGCATTGCCTTTGTATGTTGGGTCACTTTTGATACTGATGAAAAAGACGATTCAGCAATGTACGTACACATTGACAAGGACATAATTAAGTCATCATGATGTCCTTTTTGGTGGTCAGGTCTTCCATTAACATATATAAATGTTCCCATTTCATTTAACAATCTTGAAGAATATATTTTAAAATTATGTCTTAAAGATTCTTCAAAAGATGCAATAATTTGAACTCTTTTATTATTAAAGTTAATTCCTGGAATTTTATCTGCGGTCTTTGGGTCATATTTCCATTTATTAAAATTATCAACACCGTCAACATATAAATCCCTATATCCTAATTCTTGGAGTTTTCTTGAGGTTGTAACACCCATACCTCCAGTTATATCAATAACAATAAATGCTGAATACATGTTACCCCATTTATAACAAATTTCAGCTAAAGTATCTGGAGGTAATTTTCCAACATATTCAAAAACTTGTTCTCTTTCATTGAAATCAATAATTTGAATTGTCGAAAAGTCTTCAGAGTCTCCTCTACTTACGTCGACCCCCATAATATATTTGTGACCAATAACCGGTTCTTTCCAAATCCAAATGGAGCCTCCCATCATTTTATTTGACGGTTCCCTTACTACATTCTCTCGATAGTTTTGAAGCATTTCAGCATCAAATACGTTATCACCCGAACCAAGGAATTTACATTCCAATTCTTGATTAACTTTTCTCCTGTCATACTTTAGTTTTTTAACCATTGACTCATACCAAGTAGAAGTTGGTCTATATCCTTGATTAATTAAAGCTTTAACATCTTCAAAATTTCTTTCTTTAAAAGGAACCGATGAATAATCAACGGATTCAACTTCGGGATACTCATCTCTATTTAAATAAAAATGTATAATATCATTAACTTTAATAAGTGATAAATCTTTTGAATATCTTGGGTCTTTGAACCACACCATTTCTGAAATCTTAAACTCATTCATAGTACGAAGAGCTTGGTCATAGATTTCATAGTAAATTGGGTCAAATCCGTTTGGAGTTGAAATTACTATTACTTTACCTCCTGTTGAAAGGGACGCCATACAAGCCGCCCAAAAGTCAGAATCAGCTTCAATATATGCCGCTTCGTCAAATATTAATATTGTTGGGGTGTATCCTCTTAATGCGTCTTTAGATGTTGCAACCGCTTTAACTTCACATCCATTATTTAATTTAAAATGTCTTTGTGAATTTTTTTCCGCCGAAAATCCAATTCCTGTCCAAGATGGCCATTGTTCAGTAAATCCCCTTACTTTGTTAGCCATTTCAACTGCTGTGTCAAGTTTGTTTGCGATAATCAAAATCTTTTCAGGTTTTGTTTTTTTAGCAAATGCAAGTTTTTTTGACGCCCAAGCAGCGGTAACGGTAGATACTCCCGCTTGACGATATTTTAATGCAATATTTTCATTAAAATTTTCATAGTCATCAATCAAAGATTGTTGGTCAGGAAATAGTTCTAATGGAACATATTTTGATACGGTATTATCGTAAGTTTGTAAATAAGTTTTTAATGCATAAGGAGTACTCTTCATACACTTTCCGTATTCCAATAAAACTTGTTCTTTAGTTAAAGACATTTGACTTTTTTTTTATAAATATAAAAAAACCCCCTTTTGTGAAGGGGGTTTTAAATTTTAAATCTTTTTATATTATAAACTTGCTAAAAAATCATCCATATCTTCTTGGTCTTTTCCAGCATTATAGTCATCATATTCTTTCTTTGCCGCCTGAGCCGTTCTCATAACTTCAGTAAATCTTTTTCTTGCTCTTTCTTTTTCCGTTTTGTTCTCAGATATTGCGTCACCAATTAAATTCAAGAATTCTTTTGCAGCAATTTTGTAAAGTTCTCGTTTAAACCAAGGATTTAAACCAGAATTTTCAGGTTCAAACATTTCATCAGGTAAAGCATACTTAATCAATTCAACAACAGACGGACCAAGTCTTAATTGCATTGGTTCATTTGATAATATATCAGTTTGTCCCATAACATCAGTCGCTCTTCCTGGGTCCATATCTGCAAATTGTTCTCTAGCAGGGGCTTCCTCTAATCCTTTGATAATTTCATGAAGAAGAATTGGGAAAATTAGACCTACCGCAACAATCTTTGTATCAGGACCCTCATCACCACCACCTTCATCTTCATCTTCATCTGCATCTTGTATTTCAACTTTGCCAGCAACTCCTTGTCCAGTTTGACCCATCATCTCAATCATTTGTTCCATTGTGAAATAAAGCAAATCATTTGCCGCCATTACTTGTCTGTAAAGAGTTGGAAGTTGTGGGTCTATCTCAG